GTGGGATGGATATGAAGGGCAGGCCACTGTTATCCTTGACGACTTTACCGGTTGGCTCCCCTACTCATTTCTGCTTAATCTGCTTGATCGATACCCTCTTTTGGTACCTTTCAAGGGGGGGCATAGTCAGATGGTCGCTACCACAATCATTATCACAACAAATTTCCGCCCAGAAGAATGGTACAGTGATAAAATTAGAAATCCAAACGCTCCTCTTCTCAGAAGAATCGACGAAGTCGTGGAATTTAAAGAAGATACGGCTCATGTAGAACGTTTGGATCTAGATGTTCCAATCTCCGATCTGGACGCATACTTGGAAAGCGACGAAATACAATTGTTACTTTGTAACCAAGAAAAAAACAAATAAAAATTCATTTTCAACTTTTTTTTTTCAAATTAAATGCCTGTATGCCCAAACGAAAAAAACCTTCATCAAAGCGACGACTCGGTGGAAACCGTAAGTCTCGACGATCTAGCAGAACAAGTAAAAGATCTTCTAGAAGAACTAGAAGAAATTCGGGAAGAAATCTTGTTATTAGGGGATTCCCTTTCCCAAATTCGTTAACAGCAAAGTTCAAATACGAAAACACATACTATTTGCACTCTAATAATACTGGATCTCATATTATTATGCGTGGTAACAGCCCTTACAATCCAGACTACCTATCCAGTTTAGACCTATCTGCGTACGGATGGCCTATTTGGTCATCTTTCTTTCATCAACACACAGTATGGGGTTCAAAACTTACATGGGAAGTTAATAACGCAGATGGTGCATACATGCCATTAGTATTTGTTTTCCCTTCAAGAGATCCAACGATTGAGACAATCAATCAAGATCGTTTGTTCACCATGAAATACGTTAAAAAAAGATTACTATCAGGATTAGGAAATTCATACAGTAGATACCATGGATCTATGTACATGTCAACACACAAAATGTTTGGAATTTCTAAATCTGTCGTTAAAAACGACCCTGCATTTACAGCAGAACAAGATACCGTACCAGGATCTCAATGGTTTTGGTACATGATCATTGTAGATTCAGGAAAGCCAGTACAAGCACATCATTGTATGGTGAAGTTATCAGTCACCTACTACGTTACACTCAACAATTGGAACGAGCAATTCGCTCTTGGACAAGCAGCAGAAGAAACACACGAACAAGATAGAGCTATAACAGTAGATAAAACTTACATGGAAGATGGAAGTATAGCAACAAACCCACCAGATCCACTCAAAGTAGAAGTTACCAACTTTCCTTAATTTGAGGGAGCCCCGAAGGGCGCGACCGAACCTTTAGGGTTAGGGTTTAGGGTTAAGGCTTGTCTTACCCGATAAAAAATAAATAAAATTATTATCTTTAATTATCACCCAAGGCTCAGGGTTTAGCAAATAAAAACACAGTGGAGCATGGCGTGCGCCATGCGACCCCACCTGATAAACATCTTAAGAACTTTTTTCAAACATCCAACGAACTTTCCAAGATCCAAAGAACTTGGGAATTCCCAGAGGTGTCGGGGAGCCGAAGGCATAGTATTACCCCGACACCTCGTTACCCGTTACCTCGTTCCTTTATTTCATTATTTTATGAAATGGCTGGAAGAAACTGGTGCTTTACCTGGAACAATCCAAATGTCGATTCTGAAGTTCTCAGCGCGATGCTCTCAGCTGATGAATCGGTTAGATATGCTGTATTTCAAATGGAAACAGGTGAGAATGGTACTGATCACTTTCAAGGCTATTTGGAGTTTTCGAAGGTTAGAAAACTTGGAGGATTAAAAAAGCTTTTGCCTCTTGCTCATTGGGAAACAAGGAAAGGAACACGAGATCAGGCTCGTGATTATTGTATGAAAAAGGACACACAGAAATCACCCCCAGTGGAACTTGGTGATTTCTCTAAAGGTGGACAAGGCGCTCGAGCCGATTTAGTAAGTGCAATGTCTCTCGTTAAACAAGGCAAAACTGACCTCCAAATAGCCGAAAGTGTGCCATCAGTGTGGCTTAGATATTCTCGAGGGCTCAGAGAATATAAGCGTCTCTGCACACCTGCACGCACATCTAAACCGACCGTCCGAGTCTTTTATGGGCCAACAGGCACTGGAAAGTCTCGAAAGGCTTTTGACGAACACCCCGATGCATACTTTAAGCCTCGTGGAGAATGGTGGGATGGATATGAAGGGCAGGCCACTGTTATCCTTGACGACTTTACCGGTTGGCTCCCCTACTCATTTCTGCTTAATCTGCTTGATCGATACCCTCTTTTGGTACCTTTCAAGGGGGGG